TTATGTTAAATCATTTACTTGAGATATGGTTACACCTAATGCATCTGCTATGTCTCTTTGACTATGACCTGCATCTAACATTGATTTTATTCTTGATTCTTTAGAAGGTGTTAACCCTGTTATAGTCTTAGATCTAGGAGTTGCTAATGTCTTTATAGTATCAAGATTAGTGTTAGCTAGTATCTTAAGCAATGTGTTATTACTCACAGCTCCTGCTTGTATAGCTTCCCATTCTTTATCTGTTATGTCAACACGTACCTTATCAGCACCTATACGAATCCTTGCTTTTGCTAATTCTTGACCTTTAATCTTCTTAAGATCAGAAGCATCCATATCAGGATTAGAAGTTTTCTTAGCTTGTATAGCTGAATTAGCTAACAGTTGAGCTTGTCTCTCAAGTGGTGCATTCTTAAGTGCTATGTTTAGTTTACTTTTAAGAACAGATACTTCTTTACTATACACTTTATTAGCAGAAGCAGAGTATTCTATAGGTTTTGTAGACAATGAAGCCTTTCTTGCTGAGTTAGCTAGGGCCTTTAGTTTATTAGCATGAGTTGCATATACTGATTCCATAGGCAATCCAGATGATAATTCAAATGCATTGGTAGCCTCTGCCATCTTAGTAGAGGGGATCTTTTTTAGTATTGGGGTTTCTTTAATAGTACCGTCTTTAAGTTTAGATGTTTTGATGTATGTTTCATTAGTATATTCATATACTTTCTTACCAGCATTGTGATCTACTAATTCAGAAGGTGTCATATCAGATACTCTTTTATCTTTTCTAACTCCAACTCTATAATCAGAAGAAGCTCTAGATATAATAGTAGATGCTCCACCATTAACATCTTGATATTTTTGTTTAAGTTGAGCAATACCATTATCAGTAAATGATTTTTTATAATCTAAATTATGTTTCTCTGCATCTATAACAACCATTGAATGTTTTACAGCTCTACATACTTCATCCATTGGAGCTCCAGCAATAGTCATATCTGTAATTAAATTGGATATTTTTCCCATCTCCATACCTTTAGTTTTAGGTGTCATTTTAGGCATACCTTCAAAGGCTGGATAACTTTCTTTAGGTTCAAAATCTTGTAATCCTTTAAGTGAAGCTGAAGTTTTAATAGTATTTCCTCCTGGATTTGGAATTACTAATCCAAAGTCGCCATCAAAATCTGCACCTGATAATTTTTTAGCAGTATTTGGACTAATTCCAATTGCATCTATAGCATTACCAAGAAGTTTTTTTGCTGTTGGATGGTTATTATTAACAGTTAACGATGGTATTTCAAAAGTTCCACCATGAGGATATCTAATTAAAACAACAGGTTCTCCAGGACGATAGTTTGGAGCATAAACCTCTGTGTCTTTCATATCTGTAATTGGTAGAAAAACATGAATTGCTTGTCTAGGCATAGCTGCTGCTTTTAAATGAACAGCAGATGAGTCACAATCATCAGCAAATGAATCTAATAATTTCTTTTTAATAGCTGGATTAGTTAAAGAACAAATTTCATCAAACTCATCCTTTTTAATAGAATAAGTTAAACCTAATTGTCTTTTTGCTAAGGCTACAGGTTGTTTTGATAGTACTTGTGATGATATATTTTTACTCCATTTTCCCCAATCACCCTCTTCATTTACCTTATTAATAACTGATAATTGGGTATTACCTTTAGAATCTTCATAATGTCTTTGTCCAGTAATAGCTTTAATTGTTGCTCCAAATGGATTATCGGGATCAATTGTAAGATCTGTTTTACTAACAGTTTTTAAAGGTTTTAAAACATCCATTTTAGGAGTATCTTTATGCTTATTAGTATTAAATAATATATCTGTTCCCGCTGGTAAATCATCAGAATACATAGCCATTCCTTTTAAATAATGTGTTCCATCAACGGCTATACGAACTTGTGCATATCTAGATTGTCCTAAAGATATATCTTCGACGCCTCTTCTAAGTTCAATAACTCCATCTTTATCTGAACCACCATCTTCAGTATATCTAATTTTTAACCTATCTGAAGATATACTTTTAGGATATTCTATTGGAAAAAATGTTTTTCCTCCATCCTCAGAGTGTTTATCAATTACCATTTTAATATCTGCTTGCCTCTTATAAATATCTTTATATTCAGTTCCAGGAGGGGCTAATACCATAATGGTTGTTTTCTTATTTCCTCCTGTTCCTAATTGAGGAACCTCGATATTATAAGTTTTATAACCCTCCTCTTCTAATAAGGCAATTGAAGTTTTTAATTTGGTTCTACTAACTCCTAAATATAATTCAGAACCAACTCCAACATCAATAAGACCTCTTTCTTTTACTGAATCTTTAAGCATATTAGCAGTAATATTGGTTATTTCATTTCTAGCTTTAATGCTTGGATCTAATAAAGATCGAAAGGTGGACTCATTTATACCCATTTGTTTTCCACCTGCAACATTACTCATTCCTTGATTTCTTAAAGATAAAGCTAATGCAGTATCCGCTTTTCTAAGTTCCATTTTAGCTATAGATTTCTTAGCTCTAAGTTGTTGAGTATTCATTCCACAACCTTTAGCTACTTCAACGGGACTTAGTCCTTTTTTTTCTAAATTACTAACATAGTTTAGAAAGTTTTTATTTCTTTGAGCTGGGTCATTACCACTTCCCCATGGATATCTTCCTGAATGCCTAGGTGTTCCATAATGAACTATTACTTCTTCATCCATAGATTTAATCTCCAATCTTTAATCTTTCAATTTGTTTATCAAACATTATTATTTTCCCCATAACACTTAATATATATTCTGGTTCTGGTTCGCTAATTAAAACTTCATCTAATTGATATAAGCATAATGTTATACGTATATCTCTTGGATTTATTTCATATTCTAAACAAAATAGAGCAGCATAAATATCTAATTGTTCCATGTGGGCAGGAGTAATCCCTGTTTTAAGATCATGAATCCTAAGCCAATGATTACGAAAAGAAATTGCATCAACTGTACCGAAACAATTCTCTGAATATTTTAATCCAACTTCTGTATCCATCTTAAAACCAATAGCATCGTTAACATATAAATTTAATGTTTTTTTTGTTCTTGATGGAAGTTTTTGATCTAATTTAATACATTCAGATGCAAATGCATGAAGTCTTGTTCCTTTTTGTGCAGCTAAGAATCTGACGTATGCAAGATCTAATTTTTCTTCAGTATAGTTTAACCAACTAAATTTACTAGGTCCTAGAAATGCGTGTTTGCCTTCTATTTCTAAATGCTGATTGAAGTTCATTAAGAATTTCCCCCTTATTCCCTGGATAGATAAAACTAGCATATGACATTTTATTCATTTCATCAACATAATATGCTTGATTTGCTTGGTGTCTAGCTCCTAAATATTGTTTACATTCTAAAACTGCCCATTTATCATTATATAAAATTAATAGATCTGGAATTCCTTGAATATAATTAGGATCATTTTTAAGGACTATACACCCTGGAAATATAACTTTTAAGTCTTTAATAAGTTGTGATTGAAATCCACTTTCTAACATTATTAGACACCTACTTTCTATTTAGTTGTTCGAGCTCTTTTGAATTATTCACAATGCTTGAAGCATAATTAGTTATTATGCCTTTTTTAAAAAGATTATTTGCGGTTTCTGTAGCCATATTATATCTCATTAGAGTATAATATATATTATTTTTTTCTTTATTTAATTCATTTATAAAATCAGCAGCAAGTAATATATTTCCATAAGGATCATAAATATCTGTAACTTTTAAAGATATCATCCTATTAATATGAAAATTCTCATTAACCTGCATTAGACCTTTACAACTTCCATTTCTAGCATTAACAAATCTAGTACTTTCTTTTACACACATTGCATAAAGTAATTCTGGCAATATAGAATATTTAGGTCCTATAAATTTACAAATGCTTAGTAATGATTCTTTTGTTATTTGACCATTTATAATACTAACATAATATGATTCTTTTTTAATAACGGGGACTAAAGCTTTTTGAACTTTAATCTCCGCCGTTTTCTTTTGTTCTTTTGTGGCTGTAATTAATTTCTTTTGTTCTTCAATAGAGTCAATCAAAATCTTTTGTTCTTTAATCACTTCAATTAATTTATTTTGCTGACTTATTAAATCATTTTTTTGTTTAGAAATTATCTGCTCTGTTTTAAAAAGCATTGTCCCTATGATTATAAATAGCAAAAAATATAATAAAAGTATTTTATCTAAAGTTTTTTTCATTTTAAATCTCCTTTTTTCAAAGAAAAAATAATAAAAGAGAGATATTCACTCTCCTTCTATTATAGTGTATGTTTTTAATGCGAGGATTTTTTTCTTTGAGGTTTATTTTTTAATGGACAATCAAATTTAACTTTTATAGAGTTTAATAGTTTATATCCTGTTTTACAACATATAGGTTCACATTTATCATTTGTAGTTTTAAATTGACATCCTTGTTTACACTTCATAATCTTTTAACTCCTTTATTTATAAAGCTTGTTTCATTAAAATTTTGTTTCTTTTTTATAGCCTGCATAATAGCTACATCTATTGGCGAGTTAGATATTAAATGCATATAATATAAATCTTTGAATGGAGTATTTAATCTATCAATTCTTCCAGCTGCTTGAGTTTTTATTTTATAGGAATAATTTTGAGAATAGAATGCTATTGTATTTGTTAATGTACAATTCCATCCTTCAGCACCAGCTGTGTATTGAACTAAATATACCCATTTTTTTGTTGGTGGTATTGCTTCATGCTTATGTCCATTCCATTCAGTAGTTGGAACTTTTAACTTATTACATAATGATCTTAATAATTCTAGTTCATAGTTAAAATTATAGAATATGATTAATTTTGGATTTTCTTTTATTAATTTACCAATAGCTTCGACTCTTCTTGGATCGCTATTAGTAACTTTTCTTAATAGATAACATAATGCTCCAGCATCTTTAACTGGTTTATTTTCATATATATCCCATCTTTCCTTATTAATCTTATCATATAATGTTTGATCATATTTCACAAATATATTTTTATTATGGGAGATAGTTGGTTTTGTATATTTCATTGGGACTAGTATTTGGTTTTGTAATTTTAGTAATTTTCCTTGTTCAACATAATGATCAATCTTTGGATATTTACAGAATCTACTATATACTACATGTTCTCTTAAAAATTCTGTTCTGTTTTTAAAGAATCCATTAGCAATAAAGACTGGAACATAATCCAGCCATGTATCACCAGGGGTAGCACTTAATAGTATCCATTTATTTTTCTTAGCTATTTTCAAAAATGCTTTAACCCAATTTCCTGAGCCAACAACTCTTTGTTCATCAAATATGAAAAAGGCATTATATACTTTATCATACTTTTTTATATTGTTCCATGAATCAACTGTAACTGGTACTTGACTAACGTCAATATTAGTAGATAATGAAAAGTTAGCACACTCCTTTTCCCACTCAAGAGTATCTCTTTTTCTAGCAGTTGTAATTATGTAAAGGTCTAATGGTTCACGCATTGGTTTATAATCTATTCCAATAGAACCCTTACATACATTAACAAAGTAATATGCTAACGAAGTCATTGATTTACCAGAGCCAACACCACCACAAAGTACAGATCCATTTTTTAATAATTTTATCGAATCCTTTTGATAGTCATATAGCTCAATTGCCATTTAATCCTCCTATCTATTATTCCTCATATTCTGCATCTATATAATCTTTAGGAGCAGCTATACCCATCAATGCAGTATCAGGAACATCGAAATATTTCTGTT